GGTTTAAAAATATATGGTAAGGAACTTGCCATTACAAAGGTGGAGAGGAAATCAGACTTTGGAAACAAAGCATACTCTATGAAGCCTGAAACACATTAGTCTTTAGCTAATGTGTAGTTCATTAAACGAAAAAAACACAGAATTTTTAGTATTCTGTGTTTTATCGATTAGTTCGTTGAAGAACCTTGTATTGTTGTCGCTGTTTTTTTCACTACGTCTACTATAGTGTACTTTATATCTACTCCTTTAGACCATTCTACGAATTTTGGAAGATGTTCTTCTCTGTCGTCGTAGAATATCAGCTCGGACACTCCAAGTCGTTTTATGGTCTGTTCTAGAAGGTGGCATTTGAATATGAATGTGTCTCCGCCCCAGTTTAGATGCACTTCGTCGAATTCTATATTGTTGTCTCTCAAAATCTTTTCGATATTTTCTTTCATGCCTGGAACTTTTGCGAGCCTGCCCGTTGCCAATATCACGTATGCTTTCGGGTCAGATATCGCATCTAGATACTTTTTGTAGGTCCATTCGTTTTTTGGAATGTCGAAAATCTCGTCGTCTATTGATTCCGGCTTTCCCCACCATCCTCTGTGTGGCCATTCCGTGCCGGTCTTTTCCTTCCATATCTCTTTTCCTTCTTCAGGAAGAGGCGTGTGGAACAGCGTGTCGTCGAAGTCGAAGCAGATGAGTCTTTCGTATTGCATTTCTGTTTTTTTATTTTACAAATATATATAAATTATTTTGATATATAACCTAAAAAATAATACTTCTCTATGATAAGGAATAAAATAATATTGTGGCTTTCGCTGAGCGTCGTCGTTCTTTTTTCATCTCTGATGATTCTCTTTAGGCTGTATAAGAACGAGCGAGAAGAGAGTGCTCGATATCGAAACAACATGGTTGCTTTGATAAAGGACAATTCCAGGCAGCAGTCTCTTACTATCCGAGAACTTAAAGACCTATATCCAAAATTCGACTCTATTGCCAAATCGCTTAATATAAAGACGAAAAACATAACCAATATAGTAGATACTAGATATCGATTCAGAGATTCTATACTTACCACTACGGTTTTGAAAGTCGACAGCATATCCGAAAAGAAATTTTTTTCCATGAAGAATGGGTGCTATGATTTTTCTGGATATGTCGATAGAGATTCCATATCTTTCACCAACAAAGAGTTCAAAGATAACATAGCTACTTTTCTATACAAAGATTGGGAAAAGAAGTATCTATGGGGTTTGATAAAGATACGGCCATATTATAGCGTCAAAGTATATAGCGAATGTATGAAAGACACTATTGGCGTTGTGAACAATATAAAAATCAAAGATTAAAATCGAAAAAAACGGTATTTTATTGTTAATATATACCATTATAAAAAATAAAGACAAAGATGAAACATATCAGAAAATTTGAAAAGTTCAGAGTTCTGAAAAATAGAGAAGAGATAATCAGAGAATCTGTTCTTCAAGTGAACGATATCTACAAAGTCAAGACTATGATAGACATACCACAGTCTTTGATCAACGCATATGTCAAGAAGGTTAAAGATACAACAGGAAAAAACCTGCGTCAGTTCTTCGGTGACGTTGATATCGCGGAAGAAATCGTTAAGTATATCACTATAAATAATACAGATGTAGAAAAGATACCAGGCAACGCTCTTATGGGTGGTGCTCAAGGTCAGGGACAAGGACAAGTTCAGGTTCAGACTGACGCGGAGACTCAAGTTCAGTCACAGGTTCGGCCAGAAGGAGGACAGGGTCAAGGACAGGGACAAGGACAAGCTCAAGGACAAGCTCAAGGACAAGCTCAAGAAGGTGATTTTGAAGAACCGCAGGGTCAGACTCAAGTACAAGGACAGGCTCAAGTACAAGGACAGGCTCAAGTACAGGCTCAAGGACAAGGACAAGGACAGGCTCAAGGACAGGCTCAAGGACAAGCTCAAGGACAAGAAGAAGAGGAAGATGAAGAAGAACTTCCTGCATAGAAATAATTAAATAAAGAAGCCCGTCAATTTAAAATTGGCGGGTTTTTTATTTTAATATTGAGTAGTCGCAATTGCGACTACTCAATTTTAATATATATCATATGAAGTATCTAAAGCTTTTTGAAGGATTCAAAGAATTGGAATTCTTAAATACGGTTACTTATAAGGGATATGTCAGAAATAGATTTCGGCCTGGAGATTTGGACAGCCTTTTGGATTGGAGATTTAGGCTTAAAGGCCTTAGAGACGAATCTTCGGACCAATTTGACATAGCCAATTATGACAAAGAGATAAAGGCGGTCGATTTTATAATATCAAGACATTTTTAATATGAGATACATAAAGATATTCGAGCGATTTTCCAGCGAAGCCAAAATAGAGAAGAAGGTAAAGGAGATATGGAACGATCTAGCTGACGATTAGTGCATATTTTCAGGAAAGAAATTAATATATAGTATATGAGATATCTGAAGACCTTTGAAAGCCACGTTCGCGAAAGCGGAGATGACGTATTGATAATAGTAGATGTTCAGAAGTCTTTCAAGAAATTCTTTACCGACGCCTATGTCGACGCTCTCAAGAAATACTGCGATGGATTCAAGAAGGTCTATCAGATATGGGACAACCACGTAGATGGAAAGAACGTCGACAAAGACTACCTATACGACGAGGATCCTTCTGTAGTCGACCACTCGGACCTCTATGATTTTCCAAACCAAGAAGAGCCTATAGAGAAAAGATATAACTATGATGTGGATGCTGACTTCTACAAGAACGTGCTCAGCGATGATGTTTATAGAGAGGTCAGCGAGAAGGAAGATTCGGGCGATCTCAGAAAAGGAGATGTTTTCCCTACTAAGGAAGGAACTCTTATCATTTATGTCGGCAACAACCACAAATGGTATCATATGCCTAAGAGGCTGCATGAGCTGTTTGAAGAATTTTCGGAAGCGCAGTTGATGAATGAGTCTTTGGGAAAATTGAGAGATGTTGTTCTTGTCGGCGGCGCCGATGGCGAATGTCTCGAAGACATAAAGACCGCGGCGGAGGCTATGGGCGTCAGGCTTAGGATGGATCGAAAATACATCTACTCTGCTCAACATTGTCCTATAAAATAGAAAATATCATGCCTGTAAAATCAAAGAACCAGTTCAAATATGTCTATGCCATGCGTAGAAAATATGGATCCAAAAAGAAGGCTCCTAAAAACATGAAATGGGTATTCAACCGCGATTGGACCGATAGCGTGTCATATAAAGATCTTCCTAAAAGGATAAAAGAAAGGTATATATTTGATTTTGTGGAATATATTAATGAGGTGCTACGCTACGATTAGATATACATCCAGGTCTTTTATCTGGAAGAATACTTCCATTACTTCTTCGAATCTTTCCGGGTGTTCCAGAAAAGTTACTTTTAGCGTATAGTCTATTCCAGATATTTCCGGTATGTAGGTGCTTATCTGCATATGTAGATCCTCTTCTATTGTCTCGGATGACAGCTTTGTCTCGTGTAGATATATAGGAAGGTCGCCTCCGAATTCGAGGTCGAAAAGAACCTCTCCTTTGTTTGTGAAAAGAATCATTTCCCATTTTTGCACTATGACTCTGAGAACTTCGTCTTCTATCAGCGCCTTGTCTCTGAATCTTGGGTGTCCTGGATATCCTAGATAGAAATCCGTAAAGTTGAAGTTGGCCATATTCTATATATAAAATCGGATATCTCCTATGTCGCCAATATCCTTTTCAGCTTTCCTATTATGGTCATTCCTATTATTATAGGATCCGCGTCGGATTCTATCTTTCCACCATAGTCGGCTACTATGAAATTGCACTCGAATAGCTTATCTACGTTTTTTTGGTTTTGTATAGACCAGTCGATGAATGGCCTTCCCAATATCTTTATCATCGATCCTATCTTTTCCGGACCAAACCTAGACATCAGAAAGTGATAGGTATCTTCGTATCCCGTATCTTCGTATAGATGCGAATATAGTTCTGATTTTGTCTTGGCGCTTATATTTGAAGATGTTCCGCTTATGTCTCCGGTTTCGATGAAATCCTGCAGGTCGACGAGTATGCTTCTAAAGTCTGGAAATTTCTTGTTTATTATCTCTATTAGATTTTCTTTCGATATCTCCGCACCTTCCTTTGGCATTATCTCGTTCTGTATCTTTTTGTATATCTCGGTCTTCAGCTGCTTTTCTTCCTGCGTGTCCGTGCAGTCGAAGCATATTGACTTTATTCTGGACTTAAGCCCGTCCGATATCTTTTCTATATGGTTCGTTGTTATTATGAACCTCACGCTGTTGTTGTATTTTTCTATGAACGCCTTGAATGCGTCTTGGAATTGGGCGGATACTCTTTCGAATTCGTCCAAGAAGACGTATTTCACGTCTGATGACGATTCGAACATAGGAGTGAACCTGCAGAAGTTCTGTATTTCCTCTCTTAGAACGTCTATAGAAGTGTCCATAGAGCAGTTCAGCTCTAGAAAGGGAGATTCCTTAGAGTATTTGCCTATCAGTATTCTTGCCAAGCTCGTCTTTCCGGTTCCGTAGTGGCCATAGAATATGTAGTGTTGGTTGACTCCGTTTTCGAATTGCTTCTTTATCCTGTTTGGGAGTATCGCGTCTTCCATTTTTTTTGGCCTCCATTTCTCCCATAGCAATATGCTGTTTGCAGACATCTTTTTATTGGTTTTTATCACATGATATATGCTTTCTTAGAGAGGAAGTTTATTTAATATATAACGGTATGATAGGCGACAAGTTCAATTTCGAAGACGTATTCTTCAGAGACCTTACGGTCTGCGTGCTCGATACTCTCGAGGGTCAGCTAAAGTGGACAAATAGGTTTACTTCTGGTGACGTTTTCGTTCCGGTTCCTGTATACTATTCGCTTACAGGAGACGAGAGGTTTCTTCTGGATTCATTTTCTGACGATATCGTATCTGAGAACAGATTTGTCGAGCTCAACACGGACATCATTCCAAGAGGGCATCTTACTATGACTGGATTCAACATAAAGTCCGACGAGTTCGCCAATCCGAATGTCTGGCTCAGGATGGTGGTGGAGAACGAGAAAGAGATAAGAAAGGTGCTCTCAAAAGTAAGAGCAGTTCCTATAACTGTCAACTACGATCTCACGATTCTTCTTTCTAGCGAGATAGACACTTTCAAATGCAGCCAGGCTATATTGGATACTCTTTGGATATACAAATTCATGTATTTCGAGCACAATTTCATGAACATAGACGCGGTCATGTTGATGCCTGACAGCAATTCTATAGAGATGAGCAGAGAAAAGAATCTCACAAGCGACAACAATATCAGGCTAAAATGCTCCTTTACGGTAGAGACATACTATCCTGCGTTTCGTGGAGATAGAGTCAACGATGTTGGCTATCCTAGAGATTTTGGATCTGGAATGGTTGATGAGAATGGCTTCGTCCTTACTGGAGGATATTCCGACTACTTTCAACAACCTATTCCTTTGCAGCCTATTTCTTTGAATGAAAAATCCGATAGGTCAAAAGTTTGGAATGGCGGACCTTTGGAATTTCCGGCATATGGGCAGACTGGAAGTTTCTATAATACATCTAGGTCGGTTGGAGGATCTGATTTTCCAGGAACTTTGGCAAAAGAGGAAAACTCTGTTCTTCCTAAGAGGTCTAGATGGTTCAACAACATATTGCGCGCTAGGGAACGAGCGGGCGGAAGCTCAGTCGATCCTGTTATATCGCAGCAGCAGGTCAAGCCTAGAGGCGATATAGAAAAATAGAAAAAAACGGCTTTTTGACGTTAATATATACTCATATACATAAAAAAAATTATTGAAAATATGAAGAATCTTAAACTTGAACTGTTTAACTTTAAGAAGAATCTTTCGCTTGATCAAGAAGAGATCTCTGTTATAGTTGAGGGACATATGAATGCTTGCAACACTGCTTCTGAAAAGAGCATCATTGCTTCTCTTAACGAGAGGCTCAAGCCATATACATATGATAAGGACGTCAGGTCTCTTTTAGAGAGCCTTGGTGATGATATGAAGAACTTCGAGCTTCTTTATGAGCTTAAGAACCTATACAACGTTTTGAACACGAAAAATGGAGGCGAGCTGTACAGACAGCCGATAAACGTGCTTCTTCAGACTATCAACCTCGAGTCAGACCAAGACAGGATGTCCAAGGTTCTAAACGAGCTCGCGGTTTATGATTGGGTTCCTGAAATAAAGCTTTTCGTGCACAACCTTACTAAATCTCCTGAAAAGAAAAACAACTTGCTAAGCGGTGGAAAAGGAGAGTCTATATACACGATCGTCGAGTCTGTCGAAGATGGGCATATAGCGCTTGTAAGAGACTCATGGTTTCTTCTCAGCGAGAACATCATAGAAAAGACGCTTTTGGAAAATCACATAAAAGACGAAGAGGATCTTAAATCTTTGAGGATGCTCGAGACTGCGATGAAATATGCGTCCGTTACTGAAGACAGAGTGAATTTCAGGATTTCCGAATATCTTACAATCGGTCTTTCCGTTGCTAAAAAGGGAAAAGTGTACATCAATGACGATGAGATGAACGAAGAGACTACTCTAGAGAGCCTTTTCAATTCTCCGATAGTTCCGATAGTGAACAAGAATTTCTATCCGATCCTTCTGGAGGTTTCTCAGAACCTTGATAAATTCGTGGAGCTTGACGTTGTTAAAAGAGTTAACAACCTAATAAACCCATACCTTGAGTGTTTCGCGTTCAATTACAAAAACGCTACTTTTCTATATAGGTGCGACGAGAGATATGGAAACTCTTTCTACAGATACGAATCTGCTCTCGAATTGGTAAATGAAGTTAGAAACGAGCTAAACTACGACCTTACATATTTCTACGAAAACAAGCTTGGAAAAGAGCTCATCGTTAAGAGAAAGCTGGAAGACAAGGAAAGAGAAGTTTCTCTTAAGCTAGAAGATGTTGCCTACAACATAGACAAGCTAAGAGGTTCTATAAAAATGATAGGCGAGTCTGAAGTTCTAACTACTGCTCTAAAAAATCTCGAAAAGAGAAAGTCTGTTCTAGACGCGGAGCTTCTAGGAGTGAAAGAGCTTCAATACAAAGAAAGAATCAAGATTTGATATTTATACAAATAAATAAAAAATCCCCTTTTACAGGGGATTTTTTATTTATAAACTTTTTATTTTGTATCTACTATAACATGAAAGCATGAAAATCTTACGTGATTTTAAAAATTAATGCATATGAATGTATCTTAACAACAGAGAACTCTACATCGAGCTTGTAGTGAGCAAAGCGCAAGGAAGGCTTACGCGAAACGCCCAAAAAATGCTCGAGCTTCTAGCCAAGAAGACCATCAAGAAGATGAGATATTGGTCCAACGACGACAAGCTAGATTGCTACCAAAGCGGGCTGCTATACGTATTCCAGAACTGGCATAACTTCAACGAAGAAAAGTCCGTCAACGCCTTCGCCTATTTCACCGAGATATTCAAGCGAGGCATCGCCAAAGGCTACAACGACCTGTATAAGAAGAAAGGCGACAACGACCACCAGATAAGGCTGATCTCCATAGAGGGATCTAATGACGGAATGGGCCTACACTCTCTATAATGACAGATAAAATATGGACATACGACATAGTGATGCCGCCATCTTTTCAGATGGCTACTATGTCTTTTTCCATAAATCCTGCTAGATGCGTCGAGTATAGGAGAAAAAAGTCTATCGAGTCTATTTTTCCGTCACTTTTATGACAATCTCTACCTCTACGTTCTTGTCTTTGAACTGCTTCAGCGTATTGTCTACGAAGTCTGACGGATTGTAGAGGCTTACTGCGTTCTTTCCTGTTGGAGTCTCGATTCCGAAGTTTTCTTTCGCTTCGAATACTCTACCTTCGTATCTTTCCGTCAACAATGCCGATTTCATATCTGTCTTTTTAAATTCAAATATAATAAAAAATTGCCTGATTTTTCAGGCAATTTTTTATTATTTCAGTATTGTCGTGACCATCTTTTCCACTATGAGATATGGATCTCCATTGGATGCTGGCCTTCTGTCTTCTATGTATCCTATTGAATCTGGATCCTGTATCGTCGATGGTATTCTTATCGATTTTGTCCTGTCTCCTATTCCCCATCCGAATTTTTCTATCGATGATGTCTCGTTGGCTCCTGTCAGTCTGGCCTCGTTGTTCTTCCCATACACTTCGATGTGCTCAGCGTGCTTCTCTCCTAGCTTTTCGCACATCTCTATCGCTATCATCATCTTGTTGAGCTTGTCTTCTCTTATTGTTTTTGTGGAAAAATTCACATGCATTCCAGAGCCGTTCCATTCGTTTCCTGCGAATGGCTTTGGATCTAGCTCTATTCTGTATCCATATTTCTCGCTCAATCTGTGCAGTATGTATCTTGATATCCAAAGCTGGTCGGCACCTTCTTCCGCTGTGACCGTTCCTACTTGGTATTCCCATTGTCCTAGAGCTACTTCCGCGTTTATTCCGGATATCGATATTCCTGCGGATATGCAGAGGTCTGCATGTTCCTCTACGAATTCTCTTCCAGCGACGTTGTTCGATCCCACTGAGCAATAGTATTCTCCCTGTTCTCTCGGGCTTCCTTTTTCTGGCCATCCTATCGGCTTTTTGGTCTTTTGGTCGAATATGAAGTATTCCTGTTCCCATCCCCACATCGTCTCGTCGTCGTATTTGGATAGAGCATCCACCATCTTTTTTCTGGTGTTGCTCTCGTGTGCCGTTCCGTCGGTGTTGAATACCTCGCACAGAACCAATATCGAATCTTTCGCGAAAGGATTCATAAAGTAGTTTTTCGGAATTAGCGCGAGCTCTGATTTTGAAGTCTCTGCTTGATATGTCGAAGATCCGTCGAAGTTCCATATGGGTGCCTTCTTCTTCTTTGACTTGTATTGCTTTAGCAGTCTTTTAGTTTCCGTGTCGCAGTCTATTATCTTTGTCTTTGATCTCAGCTGTTGGGTTTCGCATCCGTCTAGCCATATGTATTCCAGCTTCTTCATTTTTTTTAAATATAATTTTATTTATTTATATTTCTAGTCATTGTTACTTGGTATTTAAAATACCCTGGGTGGTCTTTACTTTCTCTGATTAATTTACAATCAATTGCTTTTCTTCTTGTTTTCATATCTTATATTATATTGCAAATATAAGGATAGTTTTTTGAATAACTTAAAAATAATATATAACATATGAGTATAATTAAGAAGTTTAGTATTTTTGAATCGGTTAGAAGAACCGAAGTTCCAAAACATTTTATTCCACTAAATAGTATAGGATACTATCTTGATCCAAATGATGGAAATACATATGCTATGTTAAAGACCGGCGGTTATGAAGACGAACCTTATAGTGCAGAAGAATATCTTCAAGAAGATGAAGAAACCTGGGAAGAGCTTTCGGATGAAGAAAAAGACTTAGTAAACTCAGTTTGTAAAAGTTGTGAAGATATAGTAGAACCTTTTATAGATTGGAATCTAATAGAGGACATTAAAGATGTGGCTCTAGCAAACGAGATATTAGATAAAGGATATACTTTAAAAATAGAGGTCAAAGAACAAGACGTTGCAGAAAAAATCTATGTTGAATGGGTCGCTCACGACTACGACTATAAACACTATTACAAATTTTTCAAAAGTTTATTTAGTCAGATAGAAAACACCAATGGTGATTTTTCTTATAATATATCTGTATATAGAAAAAACGGACCGGGTGGATATCTTCCGATGGCCAAAGGTTCAAAAGATGAGATAGATGTTTTAGAAATGATTGAACAGGTAAAAGATATGAATCCAGATAAAAGCATTTTTATGAAACAGGATTAAGAATATTCTATTCAAAATGGTAAACAGATTAGATCTTCATGGAATAAAGCACGTTGATGTAGAAGTGTTAGTAGAAGACTTTATTCTTTCTGCTAAACCTACCTGTTAAACACATTACAGATGCTTCATGGGGTAAATTCATTACTTTACTGGAGTATAAAGCCGTTTGGAATGATAAGCAGATAGTTAAAATTGATAGATTTTTCCCATCTAGCAAACAATGTAATAACTGTGGGTTTATAAATCAAAATTTAAAATTAGATTGTAGAGAATGGACTTGTCCATCTTGTAAATCTAAATTAGATAGAGATTTAAATGCTAGTAAAAATATCCTTAAAGAAGGAATTAAAATATCGTCCGGAACAGACGATTACAGACATGGAGCTCAAATAAGACCAGTTAAAACTGGCACAAGCGTCGAAGTGTTTAAAAAGAAGGAGCTTACGTCTCCGGAAACACGTTAGTCTTTAGCTAATGTGTAGTTCATATTAGAAACTTTATCGCTATATTGCCATAAAATAGTATTCGTTTTTATATATTATGAATAGGATAGTTTTGCAGCTATGGGAAGAGTCTGAAAGGATTCATGGTGTGCGTCCAGATGGATGCTCTATGCATATAGACATAGATTCTAGAGATTCATACGTATCTTCTATATACTCTTCGAGAGACCCGTACAATGTTCCTGACGAGTATGAGAGGACTCTTGGGGGGCCAATAGTAGCTTATGTCAACGATTCTATGTTCGATGTGATATGTTCTGACAAGAGCATAAGAGTTGGTCAGAATCAGATGAATAATCTTATAGAGATGGAAGACATAATAATAAAAGAAGAATGATAAGCACATTCTATTTGTTCTCGCTTGCGTTCATGTCAAACGAGATATATCACATATTCAATCGAAAGTGGCTAGACCTTCTATATAAAAACAAAAATCCCGAAAATATGAGAAGAGTGGACATAGTCTATTATCTTCTGAGGGTATTTTGCGTTTTCTGGACCATAGCGGGAATATTTTCATTCTGCTGGGGATTTTTCATAGGATTGGCTTTGGCTGCGCTTTTCAAGTTCGCTGCCTACCATGCGGACGAGGATCTTTATAATCTCTATTCTCTGTATCTATATCCTTTTATATCTTTAGTATTGTATCTTTCGATATTCATGGCATGGCTTATACGTTGAATCTCTTCAGATGCTCTTCCGTTATTATGATGAAGTCGTAGCCTTTCTTGTCGCACCATTTTATCATAGTCTCCCATTTCTGCTTGTTCTTGTATGCCATCTTCAGGTCGTACTCGAAGCTCTTCAGCTTCTTCATTCCTTTTTCCGGAACGGCGAGCCTGCCTTCGTTCAGATCCTGGACCATCTTGTATTCTTTCATTGGCTTTACTTCCATGACCACTTCTCTCAATATTCCTTGTGAATTCCTCATTTTGTAGAAGAAGTCCGGATAGTATCTGTGCGTCTTTATCTCTATGTTTCCGCCCTCGAAATGCGTCATCTGATAAGGTATCTCCAGGCACTCCGCTCCCCATTGGAATATCTCTTCTTTCATGTCTAGCCAGACCATTATCTTCTTTTCCCAAGAGCTTCTGTAGAAAACGCCGCCATAGGAGTTTAGCTTTATCACTTTTTCTTTGTTTTTCGGAACGTAGTTTCCTCCGTGATATTTGCTGTTGTTCGGCCTGGAGTTAATCATTTTCGTATGCTTTTTTTTATATATAAATAAAAAATATCTTTTTTATGGGAGAGCTGATGGAAAGAGTCAAGCTGAGCCTTCTCGTATATGGGAACGGAATAGAAGAAAATTTCAAGAACAATTCCGCTTTCATGGCAGATGCCTATTCCAAAAGCTCTAAAATGGTCACTGCGGTGGATATTTCCAGAATACAGGCTGGATATTTCTATTTTTTCCATTATCTGGACTCTTCCAATTGGATGAAGTATTCTCCTGTTTTCGTGGCAGGCCACAAAAAGTTTGGAAACCAAACAATCATATTCGGCATAAATCTGAATTTCATTCCTATAGAAGTTCGCGCGATGATGTTCGACGAATATCTTACCCCGGAAGACATTGATGACGACCTTCCCATAAAGACCGAGTACGAGAAGACGTACAACGAGCTGAAGCAGGTCGGATTCGAATATACGCTGATGGAGTACAATGCCATACAGATAAAGATGGTGCATAAGATAAATATGCAGATTCTGCCGAGATTTCTATATTCGCAGCACCCTTTGGCCACATATGATCCGAAGAAGCTCGTCCAGATATGGAACAAGAAGCTTGAGACTAAAGAAGCCAGAGACAAAGAGATGATGAGCGCGCTCATACAGGACTTCTATGATGTCAATAAGGAGATTTCCGATAGGTATGTCGTATTGAAGGAGCATATAAAGAGGCTTCAGAAAAGCGCTCGAAAATATGGAGGAAAATAGCAGGTTTTATATATCTTTGTAGAGTATTTAAACTTCTCAATATGAAATATTCCACATATATAGCTGCGGCAGAGCGTCTATCGATATTAGGACAGAAAAAAAAGGCTTCGGCGTTGGTTGACCACGCGATCATGCAGGAAAGAAAGAAGATCGACGAGCTCAATTTCAATATACTGGTCGGAGAAGTCCGAAATTTCAACGGCGCCAAATTCCATTCGGTTCAGGTATTGCGAGAAAGAGAAGCAAACACGCTGATGTGCATCTTTAATTCGAATGTCAACACGCATAGGATCTGCGCCAACCTTCGTCCGGGCGGAGATGTTGTCTGGTCTGACGGAAACCTTTTTTCGGATAGGCAGTCTGTCAGAAGCTATGAGAAGCTTTTGGCTTGCCTTTCATCATATCATCCTGAAATAAAAAAGCTGCTCTCTGAAATAGAAGTTTCTAGAGAATCCATCAAGGTAGTCGGCCGCACTTTCTACGTGTAGCATTTGCGAAGAGAGGCGCGAGATTTAATATATACGTTAAATTTCGCGTTTTTCTATAGATGGCATCATATAATTACAACAACACCAAAGATTCGCAGGGAATGGGATTCGTCAATTCCGCGGTAGAGAACAAAGGACTCTTCAGCCGCATATTGAGAAACCTTTCCAATTATGGCATGAACTACGACGACATGATCGTCAGGAATCAGGTGGGTATAGGAATAAACGAAGATCCTTATGCGGCCAAGGGAAACTCCATGTACGACTTCTTTTCTCAAAGAGCGGTCGCTTCCGTCTTGAGCAGGAAATCCATACCTTATCTAGACAAAGGATATGCGGACAAAAGAAGAATATTGAGAGAATATTCCATAAAGGACGAGATAAGAGACATGGTCAGCATGATTGCAGACGAGTGCATCGTCTACAACGACGACAGAGACTTCTGCTCGCCTAGGCCTATAGGAAACGACTATCCTCAAGAGGTGCAGGACCGATACCAGGAATATTTCGAGAAGATCTACAGCAAATACGGCTTTTCTGACAGCATCACCGCATGGAACATGATGAAGGACTTCTTGGTGGATGGTTTCGTCGCGGTCGAGATAATATACGACGACAAAAAGAAGAACATAATTGGATTCAACAGGCTTAGGCCAGAGACTATCGTTCCCGCATACGAGCCTAACGTAGGCCATCTCTGGATACAGTTTCCTGAAGATCCTCAGCTAAGGAGGATATTTCTCGATTCTCAGATAGTTTTCGTGTCGTATTCGACTCAGAACGACTATTCTGAGACATCATACGTAGAGGGGTTGATCAAGCCATACAACCAGCTGAAGATTCTAGAGCAGACGAGGATAATGTTCAACGTCATAAACGCTACTATATACCAGAAGTTCACTATTCCGATCAAAGGACTCTCTAGGCAGAGAGCAGAAGAGCAGATTGGTCAGCTCATACACGACTATTCGGAAGAGGTGGAGTGGGACGACACTCTTGGAACTCTTACGATGAACGGAAACAAGCATCTTCCTTACAACAAGCAGATATGGTTTCCGGAAAGCGACGCGGGTACGCCAAACATGACATTAGAATCGCCGCAAGGACATGATCTAAACGAAGAGAGCATGCTCAAATGGTTCCACCAGGCTCTCAAGAGGGCCTCCAAGATTCCTATACAGAGATTCGAAGCGGAAAGCGGCGGCGGTACTTTCATCGCGGATACCGCTGGCCTCACGAACGACGAGGTGAAGTTCCACAATTTCATAAGCAGATTGAGGGCGAATTTCAAAGAGCTTATAGTCAAGCCTCTTAAGCTTCAGATGCTTATAGAGTTTCCTGAGCTGAAAGACGACGAGATCATAATGAACCAGATGGATATCGTCTTCTATTCGAACCAGATATTCGAAGAATGGAAGAAGATCGCCAATCTGGCCAAAAGAGCCGAGGCCATAACTACGCTTACTGGAATAATGAACGGCGAGAAGCCATACTTCCATATTGAGTGGATCATGGATCACGTATTCAAGCTTACTCCTGAAGAGAAAGCCGACAACCAGAAATACTGGGCCAAGGAAGCTGGCGGAGCTGGCGCTACTGGCGAGATTGCCGGAGGTGCTGAAGGAGGCGCTCCTGCACAAGGCGGCGGAGAGATGGGTGGCGAAGCACCGGTGCAAGGAGGCGCGCAGGCACAGGCACCAGCCGCGCAAGCCCCTGCACAAGGAGGAGGACAGGCCGCGCCGGAAGCTCCTGCACAGGGCGGCGGAGAATTCGAATTCTAGAAAACCATATAAAAAAAGAAAGCCTCTCGATCGAGAGGCTTTTTTCATGCCGCGTCTTTTTTGCCTAAGTATATGTAGAATCTGCTTATCTGGCCTTTTATGGTATGCTGTCGCATGGATAGTTCTACGCACGAGTCTATCAGCTCGGAGATTGTCTTTCCCATCGGAGTTTCCATCCTTCTGCATTTTAGAGTAAGCTTCTCCACTATACCCTCTTTGAGAATGAAACTCATACCCTTTATGTGAATTGCGGCCTTGCTCAGGCTTATGGCGTACGACAATGATTCTTCTATGCTGTCTTCCGCTGTCGCTAGAAGAGAAAGAGAGTCTATTTCGAACTGGACTTTCCTTCCGGGATTCAGCAGGCTGGCCAGCTTTATCTCTCTTTTGGAAGAGATCCATTGCTGGTATTTGGATAGCATATCTTCGTATTGGTCGATATTGGATCCTTCCTGTTCGACTTCCCATTCGAACTCGCCGACATGGTCTTCTCCTTCAAGAAACATCTGTCCCATTTTTAGAATCTAGTGAAGTTGATCTGCTTCTTTTCCAAGTCTACCGACTTGACTACTACTTTGATAGGATCTCCAAGCCTTATCTGGTTTCCAGAGGCGTCGTATGCCAAATATCTGTCTGCGTCCGCTGTCCACTTTCCTTCGAGAGTCTCTATCCTTATCAGTCCTTCGCATTTGCTTTCCACGATTTCCGCGTAGATTCCTCTGTCGAGAACTCCGGTTACTATAGCGTCGAAGACCTTCCCTATCTTGTCCTGTAGATATTCTGCCTGCTTGTACTTTATAGAGTCTCTCTGTGCTTTCGCCGCGATTAGCTCTCTGCTTGAGCACCATTTTGCCTGCTCTTCTATCTTTCCTGGATTTCCCTGCTTTCCGCTAGTCAGCTTGTCGAAAAGAATCCTGTGCGTTATAAGGTCTGGATATCTCCTTATAGGAGATGTGAAGTGCGAGTAGTGTGTGAATCCCAGTCCGTAGTGTCCTATGTTCTTTATCGTGTATACCGCCTTTGACATGCATCTGGTAACCAAAGTCTCTATCATGTTTTCTTCAGGAGTTCCTTTTATGTCCATTATGAGCTTGTTCAGGTTCTTTTTCAGCTGATCGCCTTCTTCCGATATCTCGAATCCATATCCGAAGTTTTCGCATACTCCTTTTAGAGAAGCCAGCTTTTCCTCGTTTGGCTTGTCATGTACTCTATATACGTTGTGCCATTGGTCTCTAGCGAGAAGCTTGGCCACTGATTTGTTCGCCAATAGCATGTATTCTTCGATGAGCTTGTTGGCCTCTTTCTGCTCTTTGAAATAGACTCCTATTGGCTTTTTGTTGTCTTCTGCCAGCTTGAACTTAACTTCTATTCCGCCCATTTCTATAGATCCGTTTTTTATTCTAGCTTTTCTTATCCTTCGTGCCAGCCTGTCCAGCTCTCTTATCTCTTTGGAGTATTCTCCTTCCGATCCTTCTATTATGTCCTGTGCTTCTTCGTAGGTGAATCTCCTGTCGGAATGTATGATTGTTTTCCCATGCCACTCCTTCTTTGTCTTGCCTTCTTTGTCTAAGGTGAAGACCACCGAGAAAGCGAGCCTGTCCACGTTTGGCTTGAGCGAGCATATTCCGTTCGATAGCCTTTCCGGTAGCATCGGTACGCATCTGTCTACCAGATAGACGGATGTCGCCCTTCTGTATGCTTCTTTGTCGAGCTCTGTACCGAACTTGACATAGTGCGCGACGTCTGCTATGTGAACGCCCACATGTATATTGTCCGGGTCTCTCATGTCTATAGATATGGCGTCGTCGAAGTCCTTGGCGTCTACCGGATCTATAGTTATGGTAGTCACGCTTCTCATGTCTCTTCTGGATGCTATCTCCTTTTCGGTGATCACTTCTGGGACCATCTCGGATTCGTTGAGGACTTCCTGAGGGAAATCCACTGGAAGGCCGTATTCGTACATTATGGCGTTCATCTCCGCGTTGTTCTCTCCTATCTCTCCCAATATCTTCTTTATCTCTCCTCTAGGAGACTTCTTTTCTGGGTTCCAGTCTATGAATCTGACCACTACTTTCTGTCCGTCTTTGGCATCATGTTCTCCTTTTATGTAGAAGTCTGCCGATATCCTTGGATTGTCCGCTATGACGAATGTGGTTTCTCCGTTCTTTTGAACCGTTCCTACAAACTCGGACCTGAATCTTTCCTTCACTTCCACCACTTTGGCCTCTAGCTTTTTAGGCCCTTTGAATATTTCAGCGGTCACTATATCCATATGCAGCGCGTTCAGCGTCTTTTTTCTGTGTATGAATATTTCCTTTCCTTCTGATTTTATGGTGGCGTTTCCTGACGACGTGAATTCTATCTGCGCGTCTATCCTGTCGCCCTCTTTTATTTTATTCATCTTTTTTGTTCTTTTTTGAGATGTTGTCGACTCCGTATTTTTCCATTAGGGTGCTTTTCATCTTCGACATCACCTTTTTGTTCTGTATTGGGTAGTCTACTCCGTAGTTTTTTCTTAGCGTCTCCTTCCTTTTCGCCTCTGAGCATTTCCTGCACGAGTAGTCTCCCCACTTATCGTTTCCGTATTTAAGGTAGTTTTTGTATATGACGTCCTTTTCTATGCCGCATGAATCGCATTGGAACTTCACTTTGTAGTGCGATCCTTTTGGAAGAAGCTCTACGGGTATCGTTATGACTTCGCCTATGGATATCTCGTATCCCAGGTCTTCGTAATACTGGTAGTTCGACTCGCTTATCTTTATGTCTATCTGTCGCGTTATTATCATCTTGTAAAAAATCCGCCTATATGTTCTATTCTGGAAAGAAAATTTGTTTCGCTATTTCTTTCGGCTTCTTTCGATTTCTTTAAAAAATCCATCTATGGAAATTTTAAGTTTTTTAAAGTCAATATATACACTATTGACTGAATAAAAAAAAAATCTTATTACATGAAGCCAGTTTTAATAGTAGAGAATTCTACGAATTCTCTTGTTAGAGAAAGCGCTGCAGGAAAGAAGGACTATGTTATGAGCGGTACGTTCACTGAATTCGGAGTTAAGAACCGAAACGAGAGGATATACACTGCCGACAAATTCCTTCCTGCTCTTCAGGAGATGAATGAGAGGATGAGCAACCTTGGGGTTGTGTACGGTGAGTTCGATCACCCGGATGTCTTCGACACTTCTCTTTCGCGCGCTTCTCACGTGATCACGAAGGCTGATTACGTGGCCGAGTCTAACCTAGTGGCCGGAGAAATCAGATTGCTAAGCACTTATTGGGGAAAAGAAGCAAAGTCGCTCGTGGATGACGGGTGTCCTGTATTCGTTTCTTCAAGAGCGGCGGGCATCACCGAATCTGACGGAACCGTTTCGTTGAAGAAGTTATTCACTTACGACATTGTCGCGGATCCTGGATTCGCCTCTGCTAAGATGAACGTTAAGGTTCTGAACGAGTCGCTTGGCTACGCTAACCCGAAATCTAACTTTAGGATATATGAAATGTCCGATGAGTCTAAAACCGAAGAGTTATTCAATATGAACAAAAACGAATTCGTCACAAAGCAGCAGCTTACTGACTATTCTCAGTATTTGGTGAAGGAGCTCGCCTCTACTAAGAGCGTCGTTAAGAACGCCATCAAGAAAGGTGACATGAATCCTAAGAAGCTCGAGCAATTGCTGGAATACTATGAGGAACTTAACAAGACAAACTCTCAAGTAGTTAAATATCTAGACTATTTAGCTGAGAAAGTTCAAGTTATGGTAAATGAAAACAAGTCTTTGAAAGAGACTACTAAAAAGCTTATCAAGCACAACGACTATCTCGCTGAGAACCTCGAGAAGGCGGTTAACTATTCCGAGTATCTCGCTGAGAACCTCGACAAGAACATCGCTTATTCCGAGTATATCGCTGAAAACGTGGACAAAAACATCTCTTATACTGAGTATGTTGCTGAAAACGTAGACAAAAACATCTCTTACTCCGAGTATCTCGCCGAGAACCTCGACAAGAACATCGCTTATTCCGAATATCTAGCCGAGAACCTCGACAAGAACATCGCTTATTCCGAGTATATCGCCGAGAACCTCGACAAGAACATCGCTTATTCCGAGTACATCGCAGAGCATGTGGACAATTCTATAGCTTATTCCGAATATTTGGCAGAGCACGTTGAAGGCAACATCGCTTATTCCGAGTACATCGCAGAGCATCTTGATGACAACATCGCATACTCTGAATACATCGCTGAAAATCTTGACAAATCTATTTCCTACCAGGGATTGATCGTTGAGAAACTGAATGGCGGAAAATTGAATGAGTCTGCTGAAGGCGCTTTTCCTTCTCTTAATTCCGCAGGATTCGAAAGAGTTGAAGAAGAAGACGAAGAAGAAGACGAAAACGAAGACGCTTATTCAAACAACGGAATCGCAGAAGTCGCACCTAACCATGTTGACGCTCACGAAGACGAAGAGGACGAAGAGGACGAAGACGAAGACTGTGGTCCTAGCAAATACGAAATCTCCGGACATTCTCACTCAGAATTGTCCGAATCAATAGATAAACTTATCGAAGAAGCTACCAAACGTAAAGTTTCTGAGACATCCGACATGAATTTCTTGAAGTTTTTGTCAAAATCGCAAGTTGACAGCTTCTATGCTCTTACAAACGAAGAGCAGGAGACGGTTAAGCTACACATAAACGAAAGCAGCTACTTCACTCAAAAAGAAGTATTGTCTCTTATCGCTGAAGCATTGTCTACTAAAAACGAGACTCTTGAAGAAAGAGTTATCAGAATGATGCCTGAAAACACAAAGGCTATCTGGAATCAGCTGAACGAATCCGCTAAGAAATCTATCTTGTCTCAAGCTAGACTCTACCCTGTTGAAGTTCTTCAGACTGAATCTCAAATCGAGCATTTCTGGGCAACTAGAAACCTCAAAACAAACGAATCTGTTACAAAAAAGCTGGTTTCTCACGAAGCTCTTATCCAAGAAGATAAGCTGTCCGACAATGAGGTTTCCGCTATAATGGAAAGATTCAAAAACATCTAATCTATAAAAAATCCAAGCCTGTAAAATAAGGGTTTTTGTACAGTATATATAGATTATTAAAAAACAAAAAAAAACAAAAAAAAACTTATGTCACACATTAGAATAGACAAGGCGAAAGCCACTAAGAAATGGGCACCGGTTCTTGAGAACATGGGTGTTACAGGTGATAGAGTAGAATGGATGGCAGAATATGCTGAGTTCCACTCAATCAACGAGAACGCGTACGTTAACGCATCTAACGTAGCTGGTATGGGCGGTGTATTCGCTGCGCAGCCTGCTGCATACGCTGGTAACACAATCGGCGGTTCTTTGGCGACTGCCAATTCAGTAGGTCAAATCGGTTCAGGAGATGTTGGTCAAAACCTTCTTCCAGTTGCGATGAAGATCGCTGCTCAGACTATCGGTCTTGATCTAGTTGCTGTTAAGCCAACTCCAGGTCCGAAAATCGACCTTCTTTACATCGATTTCCAATACGATGATACAAGATTAGGAAACTCTGACGAAAGACCACAGGTTTTCAAATTGAACACTACTAACCCTACTACAGCTGCTCTTGCTGCTGCTATGAAGAGTGGTAACGGTGCTTCTATCTCTGAAGTAACAGGCGGACTTAGAAACGGAAGATTCTTCTACTCTATCAACGCTACAGGTACTGCATCTTTGGGTGCTACCGTATCTACAGACGAACCTAGCAGCAAAGCAGGTGTTGTTGAGTTCCTAGGATTCTCTAGGATCGACGGATTCCCAATCTTCAGGGCTTTCAGACAAGCAAACACTGCTCACGGTGTTGTAGGTTCTGCTAACACTGCTTGGGCTTTCGACTCACAAAGAAACACTTTTGGTGCTACTTCTTCCATGGTTTCTCAAATCGAAAGAATCGCAGGCGTTGCAATATCCGCTGCTACTATCGAATTGGTTTCCGCATTAGAAGACCATATCCCAGGATTCTCTACTAACTTTGGAGGAGTTCCTTCAGGCGCTGCACAAGGTGCATACCCAATGTCAAGGCAAGAAGACGATGATTCTTATGCAGGAGTTATCGGTCCTAAAATCTCTTCTAAAACTATCGCGGTTGGTACTATCGAAGTATCTTCAGCTCTTAGAAGAACTGAGATCGAAGACATCAAGGCTAACACAGGTATGGATATCGTTCAAAAAATGGAATCTATCCTTGTTAACGAATTGTCTCAAACAATCTCTAAGCAAATCGTTGCTAAAATCTTCGAAATGGGTTCTCTTAACAGAAAGTCTGCTCCTTTGAAATCAGGATCTTCTTACTCTGATACAGCTGCTTGTACACTTTTCGACCTTGATACATCTTACGTTTCAACAATGGCCGGTGGTGAGACTACTCACGCAGTTCAAAGAAAGCTTATCACTAAGATAGCTCATGCTTCCAACTACATCGCGACTGAAGGACGTGTAGGTCCTGCTCAGTACCTTGTAACAAACGGAGGTCTTGCTGCTGCTCTTCAAGACATCGCTGGATACACAATCAACCCAGTTAAGTCTAAATTAAACGGACAAGGTCAATTATACCCTGTAGGTTCAATAGGCGACATCGCTATCTATGTTGATCCATACATGAAGTATAACGACAACAGGATCGTATTGGGTAGAAAGAACAACCCAGACCAACCAGGTATCATCTTCGTACCATACTTGATGGCTCAGTCTATCTCAGTTATCTCTGAGGCAACTTTCGCACCAAGGATGTTGTTGAGATCTAGATATGCGGTTGCTGAAATCGGATGGTTCCCACAAAAACAATTCATGACTCTAGTAGTTACTGACGCTGCTCAGTACCTCAACTAATCAGTCTTAATGATAGGAAAATGTCGCTCTATGGGCGGCATTTTCTTTTTTACGCATTGTGGAAAGAATATATAGTATATGGGGAATATAGATAGCTTCGACTCGTTCTTCGAAAAGAAGGACAAGTTTCCTGACATAAAGAACTTGGACATAGACGGATTTGTCGTCTATATGGGCAGAGATGCCAAATCCAACGACTACCTGACATTCAATGTCGCTGACGAAGAGGATATATGGATGCACGCGAAAGGAGTTCCAGGAAGCCATGTCGTCATACGAGTAAGAGAATCTCTTCCTACCGAAGAAGTGATAAAGAAGGCGGCGGCACTTGCCAAGAAGAACAGCAAAGGCAAGGATAAGGACAGAATCACGGTGGTATACTGCCAGAGGAAATTTGTCAATAAAGATCCTGGAATGAACGACGGCCAGGTGAAAGTCGACTATATAAACGCTAACGAAATAAAAATATAGATATGGCAGAAAAAAAGCATAAGATGGAGTTTTCAAAAGAGCTCGAGCAGATTTTAGCAAAGCTGGAAAAGCAGGGAAACTACGTCGCGTGGGAGCTGCTCCTTATGAACGATCCTGACGCGGGGTCAGAACTTGAGGACATAATACACAAATCTGGCGTCGAGAGAGTAGACGTTTCTGAAAAGGACTACAGCTTTGTCGTGGAGACCACTGACGGAAAGAAGACCGAGATGAAGATCGGCGCCTTCATAAGAAAGTTCTTCGGCGACTTCTATGCGAACCATGAGATAGAGAAATTCTCCAACCTATACAACATTGCAAAAGGTGGTGGCAAGAAGAAAGGAGAGCCTATAAAGGTCGGCAAGTTCTCGTATGATCCTAAAGACGTTAGAAAGACCTTTCTTTCTCTGGTGACCAAGACCTATCCTCATGGACATGAGGATGAGCTGCTTGAGTTCCTTCCTGAGCTCAAAAAAGACCGCGTCGGAAACTACTACGTCATGATAGGCGGAGATAAGCCTGAAACCATGTTCACTTCGCATCTAGACACCGCGGATAGATCGCAGAGGACTACATATCTCTTCAGCGACAAAGAAGGAGAAGACGAAATCATAGTGACTGATGGAACTTCGGTGCTGGGCGCCGACGACAAGTCTGGCGTGACCGTAATGCTTTATATGATGGCACATGGAATATCCGGGCTATACTATTTCTTCATAGGCGAAGAAAGAGGCGGCATCGGATCGCACGCGCTTGCGGACATCTTCGAAGAGGTCCCTTACCTTCACAATCTAAAGAGATGCGTTTCTTTCGACAGGAGAAACTACCATTCCATAATAACTTCCCAGATGGGTGGCGAATGCTGCTCGGATGAGTTCGCGGAAGCGCTTTGCGACGCGTACAACCAGCATGGAATGAGCATGAAGCCAGACAATACTGGAATATATACAGACTCTGCTTCCTTCATAGACGATATACCTGAGTGCACCAACGTCTCCGTTGGATACTTCAACGAGCATACCGGTAACGAGAAGCAGAACATATCTTTCCTGGAGAGGCTCTGCAAGGCATCTGTCTCCATAGACTGGGAATCTCTTCCGACCAAAAGGTCTCTAGAGGAGATCATCTCGTTCAGGGCGACTGAGAAGGCGGCGCGCTCGAGATATAAAGACCTGCTTGATGAGTTCAAGTCTGCCGCGCCTTCTTTGGATCGGCTTGTTTCCGTGGAATATGGAAAGACCTATGTCTGCTTCGACCTCGAAGGGTCGGACCTCGCCACGATACATGATACGCTGGAATCCATATTGGCGGTTATGAAGACCACCAACAATCGTCCTGAAATCGCTAAGTCTGTTCATACCTACGAACACAACTGGAGGGCAGGAAACTGTCCTGTGGAATTCGACGAGACCTATCTGAAGATAAGAATAGAATAAAAAAAACGAATTGAGATGAAAATCAAGAGATATGATAGATATATAGCAGAAGAGTCCGAATGGGATGACGAATATCCATATGACGACGCCCAAGAAGAAGATGAAGATGAAGAAGAAGACGACGATGTGGCGCAGCATCTTCTTTATCTTTTGAGGTCCTATCTTTCCAAGGCGGGCATAAAGAACGCCGATGTCAGAGGAAACGCCGATGTCATAAAGATGGAGATAACTATGTCCAAAAAGGAGAATATGGCGGCCGTCATATCCACTTTCGCGACTCTCAGAAAGATATCTGAAGAGATATTGCCGGACTACGACTGCGAGTTCGACATATGGAAGAACAAGAAGGGCGAGCCTCTGCTGATACTCGACTTCTATTCCGAAGACGCTATGTCCGACGATGTTTTTTGATTTTTCAATCAACTTTTCGGAATATTAGAGATATTATATATATCTTTGTTGAAGAAATCAAAGCAAAATATGGGGGTGTCATAGATTCGCCTAGCAGAGTAGCGATGATTATGCAGGTATCGGGTGGCTGAATGTCCGATTTACAAATTAGGCGGCAAACGTTGTAAATGGCAACACAAATGAAGTAGGAACCCGTGAAGATCTAGTAGCGGCCCTAAAGTCAATCGGAGCTAACACTCCAGAGCTGGTTTAAGAGAGCAGCTTCAAAAAAAATTCTCCGCCTGTATCGCGCAGTCCAAATGCGAAAACCGTTCTGCGGATTCTTGGGTCAAGATCCGATATTTTGAGAGTTTAGAAAAACGTCTCTAAGCCTGTAAACGAATAATTGTTGGTAGCTGATTAGTACATGCCGGGCAGTGCGGCATCACCTCCACTAAAGAGCCCTGATTCATCAGGGCTTTATTTTTTATATGAGCAGGCATTCCAACAAACATTGGCTGAGAGAGAAGGAATACTATATTTTGAAGAAGATATACTATGACCTCTACTATACGCATTCTTCCGCTGCCGAGTCAGAGATGAATAGCCGCCTTCGTCGAAAGTTCTGGAACGAGTTCTGCGGATACTTCAACACCGCTCCTAAGAAATACAGAAAGCAGCTCAACCGCCGCCAGCGCGCGAAGGCCAAGCAGGTCCTTCACGATATAATGCGCGGAAAGGAAAGGCCGTTCGAGGACAACTATCGAGACTGCAGTTGGTATTGGTAAACAATTTTCGCATATCGTCATATAATAAAGTATGATAATAGACAGATTCGAAGGAAGATGGAGGTTTCTTTCCAATTTCCATCCGTGTGAAGTAGAGCATCAGGGAATAACATATCCTTCGGTGGAGCACTACTATGTCGCCATGAAGTGCAACAACGAGCAGATGCTCTATGGGAGGCACTATACCATAGGAGACTTTCGCGAGATGATCGCCAACACTCCAAGTCCTGCATTAGTCAAGTCTATAGGGCAGAAGATGAAAGTAAGAAAAGACTGGGATGAGAAAAAGCTCGAGTTCATGCTATATGGAGTGAGAGAGAAATTTAAAGATCCTGACTTAAAAGAACTTTTGTTGAGTACCGAAGATTTTTCTTTAGTTGAATCGAATGATTGGAATGATAAATTCTGGGGCGTGTGTCAAGGAAAAGGGTTAAACCATTTAGGCAGGATACTGATGAAGGTCAGAAAGGAAATCTCGGAAGAGCAGTCGTTGCCTTATCAGGAAGATAGGCCAGCGTCGCTTGAGGATTTTTTCAGACAGGCTGGACAGGCAAAATAGCAATGGACGAGGAGATATACAGGATATCGATGTCTGATGGGGTGTACGAGGTCTATATAGGCTTCTTTTCCAAGATGAAAGTCGCTAGACAGGACATTGTGGGCGATACTTGGTTCTTCTCCATAGAAAACGGGGATGGAACTCTTTTATCCTTTTCTATATATGATGGATATTGGCAGCGCGCGAAGGCACATCTTCGAGAAATTAAGATAGATTCTGTGCTTGAGTGAAAAATAAACTTTCAATTTTCGCTTCGTACAACTTCGGAGGGAAACCGAGTCTTCTCATATATAATGTATGAGAAAACTTATAGAACTTACAGAGAAACAAGAACAGGACCTATTCGAGAGAAGAGAGGCCGGTGAGAAAAGGAAAGACCTGATAAAAGAATTTGCGGTTTCCGATAGAGAATACAAAAAAATAATACTCAAACACGGCGGCGTACTGAAGAGTAAAGTGCAGAAGTACAACTTTAACGAGAGCTACTTCGAAAACATCGACACTGAAGACAAAGCTTACTTTCTCGGTTTCATCACTGCGGATGGATCTGTTAATGATGATTATGCGAAATTTGTAAAAATAAAACTGAATGCCGACGATTTCGGTATTCTGGAAGATTATATTTCATATACGAAATATGAAGGACCTGTTTATAAACACAAAAATGGAAAGTATTGTGAAGTTGCTTTATCGGGTAAAAAAGTCGTAAGCGATTTGAATAAACTGGGTATACTACCAAACAAAACACATACCGTTGAGTTTCCTAAAATACCCGAGAATTTAGTACGTCACTATATGCGTGGTGTTTTCGACGGTGATGGTTGCATCTCAATACACAAAAAAAGAGAAGGATCTCGCGATACCTCTGATAGAGGTCAAGTGAACCTCTGTTCAGCAAGTAAGAACTTCATAGAGGAATACGTTGATCGTTTACAAGTATGTTGTGGTATAACAAAGAATAAAATAAGGAATCCGAAGGGTTCCTACTATGTCATCGACTGGGGTTCTTTTGCGGATATAGAGAAGTTTTATTATTTCTTCTACTCTAACGCCAACGTCTACCTGAAAAGGAAAAAAGAAACTTTCGACATCGCTATCGGTATAAGTAAGACAAAGACTAGATATAGAAAAAAGTAAAACCTAATATAATCAAGCAAAAATGAGTGTTATAAGTTATTTTGGTGGCAAGGCCGCCTTTCAATCGTTCATAACTCCAAAGATTCCATTCAAAGAGTGCAAAACATATCTAGAGCCTTTCTCTGGATCTTTCGCCATATATCTGGATTCCAAGATGGAGTTCGAAAACGTGATATTCAACGACCGCAACAGGCATCAGGCCAACCTGATGAGATGCTGCGCTTCTCCGCAAGAATTCCTCGTAGAGCTGAAGGCTCTCTTGGCGCCAGGCGGGCTTCTGCATACTGTCGAGACGTCGGTCGACAAGAAGTGGGACTTCTACAAGGCGATCTACCACAGATACGTTAAGAACGAATTCCTGGACAACATGGACTTCGAGATAGGAGACTTCAAGGTCGCCGCCATCTACGCGTTCCTCATCACTTCTTCGTTCTCGAGCGTCTATCCTAGAGGCGGCGGATTCACCGGATTCAAGAAGAAGAAAGACAAGCTCAACCTCTCTATACTTATAAACAAGCTAGAGAAGAACAAATACACCGACAGGCTGCAGAACATCACGGAGTTCAACAACATGGACTTCGAGGAAGTCATACTCAAGCACGACTCGGAAGACACGTACATCTATCTGGATCCTCCATATGCTCGATTCAACGACGTCAAGAACGACGACGATGGCAGACGCCTGTTCTGGTATGGGTGCGACGACGAGAACACGTTTGGAGTCGCTTCTCACAGGAGGCTTCTCGAGCTTCTGAAGACCACTAAGTCTAGATGGTCTCTGTCATACTACTACTTCCCTCTTCTCGAAGAGATACTTCCGAAAGACAAATATGTCTGGACTTCTAAAGAGTTCCACAGGCCGTCCGCTGTGATAAAGACAGAAGGCGTGGAGAAGGAGAAAGGCGTCGAGCTGCTCATCATGAACTACGATCCCGAAACAGGAGAAAGAGTATGATCGACGATATAAGGAAGGCAATAGAAGAAGGCAGGTTCGACATCTTCGAGCCTGCCGGATTCGTTAAGAAGCGAGCTTGCGGAAATCCTGAGAGGCTCAGGATTTCGTTCGGAGTTCCGATAGACGCATCGGCAGTCTTCGGCCTGAACGTCGACATGGTCGCGGAGTTCTTGGCGCAGCTCAGGAGAGGCGTTTCGGACCAATGTCACAAGAAGATATTCGGTTCGCTGTCTGGTTCCGAGAGATATTCGGTTCGCGACCTCAGAGGAATTCCGGAATTTATGGTGGCGAAAGAGCTGATTTCCGAGATAAAGAATTCCGGATTCAGGTATGTGCTGGCTGGATCCAGGATCGCCACCATTCTCCAGGACTCCAGCGAGTTCGTCATATCTTCCGATTCTCTTTCTTCTATATCGAAGAGCAATTCCAACGTGCATATGATAGGAAGCATATACGGCTACCAGGACGTGTATCTGGACCCCTATATGAAGTGGAACGACTCTCGCGTTATCCTATTCTCCGAAGCGAACGCCCTCGCTTCTGGATTCAAGCTGGCCGAGGCAGCGGACGAAGCGACCTTCGCGCCGAGGATAATAATAGAGATGTCTCTAGAGCATTCTGTTGGAGATTCGATGGTGCTTTATGTGAGAGACGACGAGAATCCTGACCTAGATCCTGGATTGATAGCGCGGATGAGAGACCAGAAAATAGACAATCTGCTAGATGAAGAAGATAAGAGAAGCTGATTTTCAGATATTCAAGAAAGAGAGCGAGAAAGAGCTGGGCGCTGACCTAGAAGGCGTCACGAGGCTCGAAAGGCTCGTTCTGGTGGACCAGAAAGACGGAAAGGACTGGGAAGTCACATTGTATGACGGAAAGCTCTATATCGAGCCTTACGAGGAGGTGGACAAGAGAGAATACAGAATAAGCAAAGCAATAGATGAGGACTGAAGACTTCGATAGGATAAACTCGTTGGGATTCTGGATAACGATCGACTGGAACCTGTGCTTTTCCGTGGACTTCCAGGAAGGATCCGCGAAAGGCGCGAACATAAACGTTTTGATATGCTCATACGAGATGTCTCCTGCCATAAAGTTCGTCGACATGGTGGACCAGTGCGTAGACATATTCTACGAGTGGTACAACGACAAATGCGATAGGATCGACAAAATGACCGAAGACGAGCTGTTCGAGTCCTCGCTGGGAAACATAACGAAGCGAGTCAGGAGGAACCTGAGCATAGACAAGCTTCTGTGAAGCGAAAAGAGAGCCAAACGGCTCTCTTTTTTATTTCTTCTGGAACATCCCGTCCAATACCTGGTACATCGCGTCTGCGACTCCGTACGAGTCCGCGCCAAACTTCCCAGAATATTTGTCGGCTATGTCCATCATGTCCTTTTCCAGTTCTGACCAGACGTCTTTCTCCTCTTTTCTCTGGTCTCTCAGGACTTCGTCCCAGTCGAACTCTTCGTTGAATCTCTTTAGATGCTTCATTTTTCTATCAGTTGTTTATGAACAGCGTGTTTTGGAAGCGGTTGAAAATCCCGCTGTTTTCTATCGTCTCTATAGGATCTTCCTCGTGCTCCCATCCGTCTTTGTCGAGCTCTACGCCCATTTCAGGATCGAGCTTCTGAAGGTAAGCTATTAGGTGCTTCACCTTTACAGTGCTTTCCTCGTCGCCGAAGTCGTCTGGAAGGAATCCTTGAGTTTCTTTGATGTCTTCTATCGCTTCGATCTTGTCGTCTAGCTCGTCTTTCGTGACGGCCGTTATCTTTCTAGTCGCAGGATCGAATTCGTTCCTGGTGTTCGTCGCGTACTGCTGCTGGTCCGAGTTGGGTGTGAAAGACCTTCTGGTCTTCTTCAGCTTTCCTTTCTCGATTTCTCTCTCGAAGTCCTCGAATCCTTTGACTTTCTTTGCCATATTATTTGTTTTTTAGTTTTCTGTCCAATAGCTTGGCTATGTTGGATCCTATGAAGAAGTGTAGGTTCTTCAGCGTGTCCGCCTCTATCGTCTCTATTTCGTCCATGAACCTGAACTGGTATCTGTATATGTCTTTCTCGTCTTTCTCTTCAGCGTCTATCTTCGATATGGAAAGCTCCATGTCGTAGTTGTCGTTGATGTTTATCTTGAAGTCGAACGTAGTCTTGTCGCATGGAGTGGTCTTGAACTTAGGCTCGTATTCCACGTCGAATATGGAGTATTCGGTTATCTTTGCTCTTTTCATATAGTAGTTTAGGAACATCGCCGGCGCTTCGATGAAGTCGGAGAGTATCTGAAGGTCCTCTCCGAAGTTCTTCGATTGCACGATGTCTTCTATCTTCTTCTTCAGGTCTATTATAGTGGCGAACTCTATCTTGTGGTAGATGCAGTTTATGTCGTAGAGGTATATGAAAGAGTCTTCTATTATCTCTCTCTTTTCCAAATCGGTCTTGAATATGAACTTTGTGTGTATTATCGAAGTGTCTTCCAGCGTGAGTCCATGCACCGATATGACGAGCTTGAGAAAGTCCTCTTCCGGAGACATCTCGTAGACCGTCTCTATCGAGTTGACCATTCCATCTTCTTCGTCGAAGATTTCTTTGAATACTTCTTCTATTTCTGCTATCTTCTTCTTCATTTGAATTGTCTGTCATATGATTTTCTCTTCATCTCCATCACTTTGTCGATGTATCCGTTTCTCCTGAGAAGCTTGAATACTAGGTTTCCTATAGAAAACTCTCCGCTCTCGCTCTCTAGTCCGGACTTTCTGAAGTCTTTGACTTTCTTCCAGACTTTGTCTATCTTTTCCTTGAATGTCGAATATTCGTCTTCTCCCGTCTCTCCTTCGAGCTCGTCTATCTGCTCCATCACTGGTTCTGCCTTCTTTCTTATGGATTTCTCGTCTGGCTCGAATTCTTTCTTTTCGGGCTTCTTTATCCATTCGTCGGACATGAGAGAGTATACGCCACCCATTCTTCCAGCCTTTATCGATTTTGTCATGTCTGCCTTGTCTTGTATGGCAACTTCGACTTCGTATCCGGCGATCTTTATGTCATGTTGAGAGTTCCAAAGCTTCTTTGCCAGGTCACAGTGGCTTTCCGCAAGCTCGATGTTCTCGTCGATGTCCTTTAGGTCTATTATGATGTGAAGGTCGTAGTCTGAATACTTCTCTGACCAGTTGTAGTTGCATAGGGATCCGCATAGGACTATATCCTTCACGTCTGCTGATATTCCTGTTCCTTCATAGAAGTCCTGTCCTATCCTGAGAAGGTCTCTCCTTATTTCGTCGTCCAGTTCGCTTCCTTCCCATAGTTTGGGATTGAGCTCGTCCTTTATATAGAAGGACTGTATCGCGTCGAAGTCTGCCTGCACGAACTCGTAGAATCTTTCTAGCTTCATATAGTATATATATTAATTTATAATTGATAAAATATCTATTGGAAGTATAGAGTGCATGCGAATCTTATGGCGGTCGCGGTTCCTGTTGGGTTCGCGGGCATTGTGGATATGTCCGCGGTGTTTGTTATTCCAAACGCGATGTCCGATATTCCCACGTCGTATACGGTCCTCCATGATGTTCCTGCGGGATAGTGTCCTACTACTATATCTTCTCCCGCTGTTAGACTAAGGCTTTGTCCAGGCGACGCTGTCAGGTTTATCACGTTTGGTCCTATTCCGCAAAGCGCGCTTCCTTGTCCTATAAGAGTTTTCGTTCCTGTTAGAGTTCCTCTGTATATTCCAAAAATTACCGTGTCTGATCCTGAGAATCCCCACAACTTTGCTTTGTTTATGGTTCCAGTCACTTCCGATATTGTTTGATAGTAGTATTGCGTCGTCGCCGCAGTCGGGGCGCTATCGCATGCCGATACGCTCATCGGGGAAAAGCATATTCCATTTGATATTCCTGAAGTTCCTGAAGATCCATCGATTCCGCTCGTTCCTGAAGTTCCGTTCTTTCCAGAGGTTCCTGAAGTTCCGCTTGTTCCGGAGATTCCAGAAGTTCCATTGATTCCAGAAGTTCCTGAAGTTCCGCTTGTTCCTGAAGTTCCGCTTGTTCCGGAGATTCCTGAAGTTCCATCGATTCCAGAAGTTCCTGAGGATCCATCACCTCCAGTTGGTCCCAACTGTGTGTACATTACTTGTGTGAAAGTCGATATAACGCTTGGTGTTGCTGGATGTTCCGGATTTATACCTGATGGTAAATATTCTATTGAAACATTTGTGCTATCGCTGTGCCACCATAGTTCTACATAGTCGTTATGGTTAATTGATGTTCCTACATAATTAACGGTTGCGACGGTATATCCAAACTCTGTGGAGTTTTTTCTAGCAGGCACGTGAAATCTCGTGGTGCTGTTTGGATAATCAGAACCATTATATTTTAACCAAATATCGGCATAGTGAATTTCATTATCAATATTTTTCAATTGAATAGAATATATCATTGTATAAGTTCCAGGATTGCTTATTACAATTGATCCAGTTCCAATTATTGAAAATCCTGATGATCCTAAATCTGTATTTATAGCGACTATTTGCGTTTGGCCGGGTGCTAAGAATGGTTGATCAGTCGTATCTGCGAAATTTCCATAATATCCCAAAGCTCCGCCTGCACCATTAATTCCAGATGTCCCAGAAGTCCCGTCGATTCCAGATGTTCCAGAAGTCCCGTCGATTCCTGAAGTCCCGGAGGTCCCGTCGATTCCTGAAGTCCCAGAAATCCCTGAAGTCCCAGAGGTTCCGTCGATTCCAGATGTCCCAGAAATCCCGTCGATTCCAGATGTCCCAGAAGTCCCGTCGATTCCTGAAGTTCCAGAAGTCCCGTCGATTCCTGAAGTCCCAGATGTTCCAGAAGTCCCGTCGATTCCTGAAGTCCCAGAGGTTCCGTCGATTCCAGAAGTCCCAGAAGTTCCAGATGTGCCGTCGATTCCAGAAGTCCCAGAGGTTCCGTCGATTCCTGAAGTCCCAGAAATCCCTGAAGTCCCAGAAATCCCTGAAGTTCCAGAAATCCCTGAAGTTCCAGAAATCCCTGAAGTTCCAGAAATCCCTGAAGTTCCAGAAGTCCCAGAGGTTCCGTCGATTCCTGAAGTCCCAGAAATCCCTGAAGTCCCAGAAATCCCTGAAGTCCCAGAAATCCCTGAAGTTCCAGAAATCCCTGAAGTTCCAGAAGTCCCAGAGGTTCCGTCGATTCCAGATGTTCCAGAAGTCCCGTCGATTCCAGAAGTCCCAGAAGTCCCAGAAATCCCTGAAGTCCCAGAAATCCCAGAGGTTCCGTCGATTCCCGAAGTTCCAGAAGTCCCAGAAGTCCCGTCGATTCCAGATTTCCCAGAAGTCCCAGAAGTCCCGGATGACCCAGATTTCCCTATTAGCATTTTTTGCCAATGTGTTGAGTCTTCTTCTGGCGATTGCCATGGCGATGATCCTTCTAATGTCTTTATATTAAGATATGCGGATTCGTTATATGTGACCAGGTCATAATAGAAATACATCATCATAGAATCCCATTCTCCTTGGAATACTATCGAGTTTCCTTGTGGGCCGGTCGGGCCCTGTGGTCCTATCGATGCTGTTCCGATTCCAATTTCTAGAAGGTTTCCAAATCCGTCATAGTATGTGTTTGGATTTCCAAGAACGACCTGCACGAGTCTCCCATAGGTTTGCGAGGCGGTAGATCCAGTAAGATTGTAGCTCATGTCGTTATATATTAAACATATGTCTTCTGACGAATCTTATTTTTAATATATAACGAAAAAATAAATAAATGCCTCTAATTCCATCTTACATCTCTGGCGTATACCTTGGGGACCTTTTTTGGAGCGAATCTGAATATTCATCCAAAAAGAAGTTCTTGAAATGGGAAGAGCTTGATATCTCTTGGGATGATATAGATGTCGCATGGGAGGATATATTCGCAGTTGGTGTCTCTGCAAAGAGAGGCGGTGGAGGAATGGGTTCTCCCTATAGGGCGGAAGAGGATAGAATCTATGAGAAAGGCAATCCCTGGAAAATAAATTCTAAGGATATTCCTATTTCCGAAAAGGCGACGATAAAGGTTTTTTGCAGAATAAACGGAATAGACTATGAACAGAAAAGAGATTACTATTCTGGTGCCAAGGTTTCGATAAACGAGCTTGAACGCTTTGTCAGCGAAAAAGTGCGGGTAAAAATAGATTATAAAAAGAATATATAAACTATGGAAGAAAAAGACGACATATTTAGATTCGAGGATTTTTTGAATGGTGATAAAATCGAAGATCTTGCTAGGATGAAGCAGTCGCTGATTCAGGAGGGAATCTTCGAGGAAGAAGAATTTATCGAAGATTCAATTAGTCCCTATTTTGATAAGGAATCTGATATATCAGATTCAGAGGGATTCTACGAGCTATACCGAGACCGATCCGAAGAATTCGTCTGCGATATAGCCATAGAAGGTGCATCTCAGAAAGATACCGAAGTGAGGCTCATAGTCGAATCGGATGACTGGACGCTTATGTTTTCCGGAGAGATAAGAAATGGAAAATGCATAATTCCAATAAAGAAGCTAAGCCTTTTTTCTGAAGGACAGACTGGGTGTATCAAGCTCGAAGTCAATGCCGATGGAAACCTATTCATTCCTTGGGAAGACAGATTTGTCGTCAATGCTGCCAAAAAAGTAACAGTCAGCATGAATGAATCTTTGGCTAGAGAAAAGGTGAGAGTTAGCGTCGATAAGAAGAGACGCTAGTATTTCTTATATCCTTTCTGCTCTCTTATTCCAGATCCCGATAAGATGTTTATCTGGTTCTTTAGCTCGAACCTTCTATCGTTCGTGAAGTATACGGCTCTTGCCTTTTCTATGAATTCTTTTCCGAAATCGCTTTTCGACTCTAATTCTCTCAGGTCGTCTTCTATTATCCATAGATCTGAGTTTACTTTCTTCAGCTCTTCGAATATTCCCGACACTTCTTTCGAAGAAAGATATTCCTTTGATTTGTCGCTTAGTATTACAAGCTCGTTTTCTATGTGGCCAAGCTTTTCTTTGTCGGATATCCTATCTTTTTTTATCTGCAGTATCGTGAGCTTGTCGAGAAGCTCTCCTACGCTTACTTCTATTAGCGCCATATTAATTTATTTTTTTTATTTCTTCTATCATTAGATTCATGTTTTCCGGATTTTTCTCTCCATGGAAGAACAGAAGATCCTCCTCCATCCCCGGAATCGCCACCCATTCTCTCACGTAATTCTTGTTTCCTGTGAATCCTATAGAGTATGCTTCTTCTATGGAAGTCGCTCCTATGTTGACGTACATATATGGAATTCCTCCAAATGCCTTTTTCTTCCATAGCAGCACGTTCGCTATCGTCTCTTCGTTGAAGGGCGCGTATAGCCAGCAGTTTTCGGATATTTCTGGATCGGAGCACATCTCGTGCCATTCTTTCAGGAAAGGAATGCAATTTTGGCCGGATACGAAATATCCTGTCTGTCTGTAATCTTTCCTTACGGTCTGGTCTACTCCGAAGAATTCGCATGCTGGGTGTTCTAGGCTTCTGGTGAAGTCATCTCCGTAGATTCCGCCTCTTCCGCCCATGAATAGAACATCGTATATTCCTTCTACGAAGGATGGATATTCTTCTTCTGCATTTCGCATATCGAATATTCTATCCACATGCTTTGTTGCGACCGAGTCCGCGTCTATGTACGCCGCCTCTTCTGCGAAGTTTTCAAGCGCGTGCCTGACTACAGATGGTCTCTGTATAAGCATGGAATAGATGCTTTTGTTAGTCCTGTTTATATAGAAATTTTCTCCGTCGATAAAATATCTCTGAGAATCATCTTCCATCACGTTGCAGTCCCGTCTTATTGTTTCTACGCCATCTACATCTATTTTTCTGTCCGAATTCATTACGTATGCCACTATGGGTATCTGGCTATATGTCCTTATAGATTTCGCGCACATCTCTGCCGTAGGAACGTATGCTTCGTCTGAGTAGATGACATAGCATCTTTTGTGTTTTCTATGCATTTTTTTTCCTTGTCAATATTATGTCTTCGGATCCTACGCTCCATTCTCCGGAATATCCTTCTATTATATCGTAATCTTCTGATAGATATGACAGTATTCTTTTCCTGTCTGATTTGTTCATATCTTCTCTCTCTACCAGCCCGCTAGTGAGTATCCTGTCTATCACCATCTGCCCGGTTATCGACTTGCTGCATTCGAACTGTCTTGGAGTTCCTTTGTGGTCGGGACACCAGTTCCAGTCTCCTGGATCGAATTGGTGTCTGGACCAGCAGTCGTTGCACACGCTCTTGTTGGATATCCTGACTACTCCTTCTTGTGGCTCAAGCGCGTCCGCGGTGAATCCGGATATCAATACCGTCGGTATTTCCAGAGACCATGCCAGCCAGCTGAGTCCGCTGCTTATTCCTATGAAGAATTCGCATGAAAGAAGATTGGATATAAGGTCTTCCACGCTTTCTTCTTTGAGCTTTTTGGCCCCTTTCGGAAAGAAGTTTTCCATATATCCGTCGCTTTCCTTCGACATTATCGCGACTTCGTATCCTCTCGATATCAGAAAGTCGGTCACTTCTTGCCATCCTGTAGGATTGTTCCAATATTTTGTCTGCGCTGTAGAGTGGAAGCCAATTCCGACTCTCTTCTTCTTCTCGAAAGCGGGCTTCGCTATCTTTGGCCTAGCTTCGCTCTCTTCGAGTCCGAGTATGTCTGTCGCTATTTTTATCAGCGATATCTTCGCTGGATTTGTAGGGTGCATGCTGTAGTTCGGGCCTCCGTCTTTCTTGAAGAATCCAAGCTTGTATGTTGCGTATGTTTCCGCGACGGCCGTTCCTGGACTGACGAACTCGATCTCTGGATATTGAGACTCGAACAGGCTGTTCCAAAACGTAGAGCATATCAGCTTGCAGTCCCATTTCTTCCTGAACTCCTCTGCTCTAGGAAACCATGCCATCGTGTCTCCGACCGATTTGGAGTCGAGAACTATATAAACTCGCTTTCCTTTCGCGTCGTATTTCTTTTCATAGATGCATCTTTCTATGTCTAGGTCCCATACTCTGCAGGTATATTCTTCGAAATATTTCTTGTTCGTCCTGCACCACATATTGGATTCTATCTCTGTCTTGAACTCTATGTTTCCCGAGGCGTCTATTATTTCCACTCTGAATCTTTTGTCCAGAGACGATGTCACTTCTACGTAGGCTCCGTCGTTGAAGTTCATATTGACTTTCACGTCTTTGAACTCTCTTATTATGTTGTCGTTCTTTATCAGCGATCTGTACATTTTATTTCTATTTTTTTCTGTTGTCTATATAGACCATTACTTCGGTGTAGTATTCTACGAACCTGTCAGACCATACGTCCCATTTTATGTCTACTCCGTCTACGGAGAATATCCTGTAGTCTTCGCAGTCCAGCAGATATGTGTTTCGGAATTCTTTGAATTTCTCTTTAAGCGCAGGAGTGCTCAGATGCCATTCTCCAGCGATCTTTCCTACTCTTTCCTTTATCAGATCCTCGTTTTCGAGAGTGAATATGTCATATTCTCCGCCTTCGCAGTCGGTCTTCAGAAAGTCTATGCTATCTATTCCGAATCTATCGAATAGCCCTTGCAGGCTTATCGTCCTCATTTTGGCGGATTCTCTTCCGAAGATATATTCGCCATCGATTTCGGATTCGTCTATTTTCGATATTCCCCTGTTTATGCATATCGCCTGCGTTCCTTCCATGTTCTTCTGAAGCGTTTCGAACATCTCGGGGCTTGGCTCTATGCAGAATATCCTTTCCGGGTTTTTGTGAAGTATAGAATAGGAAAATGGCCCGATGCTCGCTCCTATGTCGACGACCGTGTCTCCTTCCTCTACGTAGAAGTATTTCTCGTATATGTTTTCCGAAAATATTTCTTTCATTATTATTTCCTTGAAGTTGGCGTGCGGCTCTTTTTCGCCCCAGTCGAAATTCTTGAAGTCGAATTTTTGCTCTACTCCGTTGAGCATTCTTTCCACATTCTTCTTGTTTGCCGCTTGGTCGCTTGATATATAGGTCACCTTTCCGTCATATGACGACTTGTATGTGTGCAGCCTCTTTATGAAAGTAGGAAGGCCATAGCTGAGCGCCTCTTTGACTGCCAATGGATTAAGCTCGAAGTTTGAGGTGAAGTAGAAAAGGTCTGATGCCATATAGAATAGCTCGACATCGCTTCTCTCTCCATGCACTATGCAGTTGCTTGGCTTGTCCTGCATTATCGGCTCCCAATATTCTTTGAAGTTTACTGCTTGGTTTCCAACAAAGTGAAACATGACTTTTTCCTTTTCGAACATCCTTGCCAGCTCGAAGAGCTCTCCTTGGTTCTTGCCTCTCGTGAACAGGCCTACGTTTAGAACATGCTTGTACGATGGGTCGAATCCCGCCTCTTTCTTGGCTCTTTCCTTGTCGTAGCGGACTTCGTTTATCGGATATTCCCATATCGAGCACGGTATAGATTCTCCATAGTATTCCATGAATCTGTCCTTGCTCCATTCGGACACCAGCACGAACTCGTCTGCCGTGTACATTATGCTGTCCGGATCCGTGTTCGAAGAGTGCGTCGTCACTACTATATAATATGGCCTTTCGCTTCTGTATATGGCGTTGAGCATTTCCTTTCCTATGAATGTCTCCGGAATCTCATGGAAGTGTATCGCTAGCGGTTTCACCTCGTCTATTATCTCCAGAAGATCCTCTTTCCTTTCTCCGAGCGACCTGAACCTTTCTTCCACCGCTTCTTTTATTCGGTTTCTCTGAACAACGTACAGGCCGCCCGTTATGTCGGCCCACTCCACTACATGAACCTCGTATTCGTCTCTCAGAGACTCTATCTGCTTGAAAAGGTATTGCGGCATTCCTCCAGTGGATAGATGCGGCGCAACGAATAGTATTTTATCCATGGAATTTTATATCCTTTATTTTTTTGTTTGTTTTGCCAGACTTGCCATCTTTTTATATATAACACAATCGATAAAAAAACAAAAATCGACAACAATAGTATAAACGATATGGGAAATCTTATAAACCTAAACGAATCCGACAGCAAGGAGCTTCTGGACCAGATATTCGGAGACGATCTTATAATAATAGAAGATGTTCAGGGATCGAAGATTTGGGTCAACTGGAACGGAAAGGAATTTTCTATAAAGCCTAAGTCTTTGGGTAGCGAAGAGATAAACATGATAGACCTGGCGATGCAGAACTACTACAATCCTGCGGTCAGATATCTGGATTCTATGGATTTCAGAGTAAAGTCTCTTTTGAACAGGAAATGGTGGTTCTGCTTCGAGTATTTTCCGGACGAGCAGCCGGCGAACATAGAGTATAAGAGGATGCCTAAAAACGGAATGGTTCTGTCTGGAATATACAAGCCCGGAAAATATACGTTCGAGCTGGACGAGATGGCGGAATACGCTAGGCTTTTCGACGTGGACATGATACCTGTCATATTCCAGGGAAGGCTTTCGGAAAGGATGATCGAGGCCATCAAGTATTTCCTGAACACCAGCGAGGACGACCTGGAATATGTCTTTGGCGAGAAGAGCTTCGCGTTCTTCTTCTACAAGATGCTGGACCCATCTTCCGAAGGGTCATTCCTTATGGAAGACGACTTCCAGAAAAATCTGGAAAAGCTGATCATAAGAAGCAAGACCAGAGAAGTCAGCTTCGAGCTTCTGAATCCCCTCTACTCTAGAGTTAGCGATACCAACAGCACGGATTTCGTGGAGATATACACTCTGATACTGGTCAATTTCATGAATTTCTGCCAAAGCATCGATTTGAAGGACATAAAGATGAAGGCGCAGACAAAAGACGAAGCCTACATATACATGATCAGCAGGCTGTACAACTTCTATGTTGCCGAGCTCAAGCAGGACCTTCTCGACTTCGACTTCGTAGTGCCCGAATTCTTCGACAAGGAGAAGTTCAAGATAAATTCCGAGCTAATAGAAAACCGGATGACGCGAGAATACATATCCGAAAGCCCTAAGCTTGAATACATATTCAAAGTCATACTCGGATCCTTCAATAAGAAGAGGAAAAAGCCGATAGGAGTATTTACCGAAAGCACCGTCAAGCTCTTCAATCTATTCGTAGACGAGATATTCTGGCACATAGATTCCTATATGAACAAGATGCACGAGCTCGAGCTTACTAGGGCTGGCCTTCTCGACTTCGGAGACTTCTTCGAGATACAATACGACGTCGATGGCGAAGGCGAAGTATATCCTGACGTCTATACGGAGTTCGAGAAAGGATCCGGAGATGGAAAAGGAAAGAAAGGAAAGGGGAAAGGAATCAAGTCCGTTCCGGACGCCAAAGAGCCTATAAAATAGATATTAGATCTTAACATGAAGACCTTCGAGGTAAAGGCAGGAGCAAGGCCTTTAAGAGTCGCTTGGACGCGCGAGATGGCTGCCGACCTGAATTCGATGCATTCCATGGATATCGAAAAAGGATTGGAGTCCATATTCAGGTCGCACTCCAGGATGAACAAGATCCTAAAGATCTTTCGAAGATGACCGAAACATATTCGGCTGGCGTCGATATAAAATCTATGAACACCAAGACCGTTTCTGAGGCTTCTTTCGCATGTAGATCTCGAATAAGAAAGAAGCTAGAGCAGAAGAAGCACAGCCTTCAGTTCCTTCCCTCTCAGATGGAAGATATGTCGAAAAGCAAGACATTCGAATATAAAGGAGTCCGCCTAAAATCTTCATATGCTATAGATATAGCGCACAATCTGATATTGAAATACTATTTCAAGAAAGACAACAGCTTCAGCCTGATGTCGACTATCCTGAAAGAAAAATACGGACATCTCTACAACTACTATATGGACTGGCTTCTGGAATCGGGAGTCATATATATGTCTAGAAACTACAATGCCGGAAGAAACGCGCGCGTCTATAAGATAGCAGATTCGGTGCTTAAGGGAAATATAAAGAGGTATGTCAACAAAGACGCCATACTTCTGAAGAAATACAAAAACAAAGTTTCTCAGGTAGAAGAAGAGGGCTTAAGAGACGGCCTCATAGACCATGACATAAAGGCTGCTCTGGTAGACGATTTGTTCCATGCCGAGATACAATTCGACCGAGCCATATTCTATCTCGACAATATAGCGCACGACGATACCGACATATACAACCGAAACAGATATTCTGTGGAATGCGTCAACGACAAGCATATATTCTACCACTTTGATGGATATGGCCGGATGCATACGAATTTCACCATATTGAAGTCTTTCATAAGAAAGAATTGTCTCATGCTTGACGGAGAAGAGACCCATGAGCTGGACATAAAGAACAGCCAGCCTCTCTTCCTAAACAAGATAATATCCGATTCTGGAACCAGATGGGTCAATTCGGAAGAGCTCGACCTTTTCAGGACTCTTACCGTCGACGGAACCTACTACCAATATGTCATGGGACACATAGGGACTTCCGACAAGAAGAAAGTCAAGGAAATGACCTACAAGGTCCTTTTTGGGAAGAACATGCACAACAGCAAAGCCGACCAGGTATTCAGAGAGCTATTTCCGACTATACACAATTTCATAAAGCTTTACAAGAAAGATAGAGGAGACTACAGAGTATTGGCATATGAGCTGCAGCGCGCCGAGTCAAATCTTATATTCAACAAGATCGTAAGATATATAAAGGAAAACTGCGAGGATATGAAGATAGTTACCGTTCATGACAGCATAATCGTTCCCAAAAGCCGCAGAGAAGAGGCTGAGGCGATATTCAAGATGAAGCTGTATGAGGAATTTCTCCTTTTTTAGTTTAATATATAACCTATCGGAAAACTATATTTAATATATAAAGAATGATAGGACTGGAACATCCCCAAATATCTTATATGATTTTATCTGCTTCTATGCAAGAGCAGGTCTGTTCTGTGCTTTATTCAAAAGGCTATCAGCTACTTTCTATTTCAGGATATTTTGAGGGCAGGTTCGACGAGTCTATAATGGCTTTTGGATCCGGCACGAACGACGATATGAGAAGAGACGCGCTCTTCGTTCTTGGAAAGTTTCATGAAAAATCGGCCATACTTAAATATCTTGGCGAATCCGAGGCCAAAAGGATATTCTTCGACGGCTCCGAAGATCCTATGGAGATAGTCATGTACAATACGGACTCTTCCAAGAAATCTTATATACATGAAGGCATATCATTTTCTTTCGCGGAGAAGCAGAGATATTGGATGCCTAAGAGGCAGGAGGATATAAAGGCAGGAATGGTCGTCGAATATATGAACAACAACAAATGGTATGAGAGGATCGTCGTCGATCCTAGAATAGAATGGGAAAAGATGTATAGGCTTCTCGTCAAATACGAGAAGATAAGGATTCCTTCAAATCAAGAACGGATATTTTCATGAAAGAAAAAGAGAGCTTAGGCTCTCTTTTTCTATTTTATCCTGAACCAGGCATACTGCCTTTCCCAGTCATGCGTCTCTTTTATGAAATATGTAGAGTCTGCGGTGCAGCTCACGCACATAAGGCCCGGATTGTCCATCCTTCCGCCTCTTGCCACTATGACCTTGTCTGGCTCCATCTTCGGCTCCAATATCACTACCATGTTCATCGAAAGACCATGCTCCTGGCATAGTTCCATCCATTTCCAGCAGTCCGGTCCTGCTATGACGGCAGTAGCCGGTCCTATCCTTCCCTCGACCGCGATAAGGTTGCTGGCCATCATTATCTTGGCGATTATCCTCCTGGCGTTTGCCATCTCGTTCTCGCTTTCGCTGAGATGTTCTCCGAAGCTCGATATGGCTATGTCTAGGCTGACAGGGCCATGGCATGCGCCTCTGGTGTTCTGGTCGAGGAAGCTGATCGCCTCGAAGTATGCTCGGTCTTCGTCTATATGCCGGGCGCTTGCCTGCACGATCATTATCCTCGGCGCTATGGTCGGAATCTCCGAAGAACCGAGTCCGATTCCGACTACTTCGTATTCCGAAGCGTCTTCGCTCACCTCGTCGAGAACGGTGTCTATCGCTAGGCTCCTGTTCTTCATCTTCTTCTCGAGCTTTTCCTTCTCGCTTTCGACTGCCATCGATATATAGCTGATGCTCAGCGCCGGGCCTACGCTCTTCGTGTGCTCGCTATAGTTGCATATGGCCTTGAGACTGTCTTTAGTAGTTGTCATATTTGTATTTCATTCCCGATCTAGGTGCGGTGGTCCTTATCACTTTCTGCAAATCATCTCTTTCCATTTCCGATAGCTTCTTTAGAAGATGCAGGTTTCTCTGATACCACTTCATGTCTGGCGCTGGCCTGTCGTGATGCAGGTGGTAGCATTTCGCTTCCTGCTCGTGCCATGTTAGGAACTGCTTCACTTTTATAGATTGGAAGTCGTCTTCTCCGCCCCATCCTATGAAGTCTTCGTGCCATCCTCCGATCCTTGCTATCGCGTCTCTCCGGAATATGCATATTCCTCCGCACATAGGCACCTTCTGTATGTCTGTCTCTCCTCTTCCTGGTCTGGATATCTTAGATATCGTTTCCAGGCTTTGCGAAGATTCCTGAGGAGTCAGGTCTATGACGGAATTGTATGGATTCACCATCTCGTACTTTTCGATCATCTTGACCGCCGATACGAACTTTTCCGAATCCATTATGAGATCCGAGTCGCCGAAGACTATTATTCCGCTGTTCGCCATTTTCATTCCTATGTTGAATCCCCATGCCTTGTTGAACGGCATCTTCGACTTCACGAAAACATGCTTGCATGCTAGGTGCAGATCTGCTATTTTTGAGTGAGAATCCTGCTCTACCACTATTATTTCTGCCCCGGTGAATCGGTTTATCCATTCGAGCGTCCTCTTCAAGTTGTTCAGCCTCTCGTTGGAATGCCTGTAGCTTATTATATAAGTGAATGAGTAAGGAAATTTCATCTTTTTTTTTTGTTTTTTAATTTTATCCTTTTTGGGTATCTTTGTTTAGTTGAATCATATAATATCTATGAAATTGGTCGGCAGGTCTGAAAAGGTCTATTTTCCTTCGCTCGGAGATAGTTTGTTAAGCGCCAAGATAGATACTGGCGCATATGGCAACAGCATGCATGCTGAAGAAGTTTCTGTTTCCGAAGGAGTGCTTAGCTTCGTTTCTATGGGCAGGCGGCATTCTTTTTCGGAATACAGGACGGTCTTGGTCAAGAACAGCTTTGGTGAGTCTCAAGAGAGATATTCCGTCGATGTCCCTATCTCGATAGGAGGCACCACTTATCTTCTGGCGTTCTCCCTCGCAGACAGGAGCAGGCTGAAGCATCCAGTGCTCATAGGTCGCCGATTCCTCAGGAAGTTCGGCTATTTCGTAGACGTTAGAAAGAAAGACATAAATGATAAATCTTAGCCAGACAAACTACTTCACTGGAGAGATATCTCCCGTTTCTTCTGCTGTTTCCAAGATCGTGCAGTTCTTGGAAATAGACGGATCTAATCCTATATTCCTGACTCCTTCTATATCCAATCTTTCCAGCAATTCCAATACGATAGGGAAGTCGTGCACCATAGTGCCTAGAGTAGAATTCGCGGGAATCGCGGACTTCGACTATAAGCTCGCGGACAGAGGGCTGATGTTCAGATGCAACCTTATAGTCGCCGATTTGTGGCACCTCGACAGGACAGGAGTCGGAAACTACAGAAAGATGCTTGTGGAGACAGGCATAAGGCATATAATAATGGCGAGGGAATACCACTATTCCGAAAGTGAGGACGTCTCTGACTTCCACGTAGTCGTCAAATACGAAGGATCTATTCAGCTCGGATTCAAGTCCGAGACTACGATAACCGAAAAGAGGCAGAATTGGAAAGCCACTCTCGAAGAGCTGAAGAAAGGCTTCATAAGAGACCGCAGGCTAGACGGCCTTCTCGGAGAAGATTAGCCGAAAATTGTGGATAAGTTTTGAAAATTTTCCTTATATTTGCATATAACGTTCATTAAACATACTATAAAATGAGGATAACCAAAAAGTTCCTTTCTCTTACGAAAAAGACCTACCCTCACGGAAAAGAGCGCGAGCTCATATGCCATCTCCCATCCGGATACAAAGAAGACGGATTCGGCAACTTCTATCTGCAGATAGGAGACTCTCCTTCTACTATGTTCACTTGCCATCTAGACACCGCGGACCGTTCGCAGTCCGAAGTGAGGCACGTCTTCCAGGGAAACATAATCAAGACAGACGGAAAGTCCATATTGGGAGCAGACGACAAAGCGGGAATGACCGTTATATTGTATATGATATCGAAAGGAGTCCCAGGCCTCTACTATTTCTTCGTAGGCGAAGAAGTAGGCTGTGTCGGTTCCAAGAAGGTCTCTGCGGCATGGCAGTCTCTTCCCTTCTCCGAGCATGTTACTAAAGTAGTATCCTTCGACCGAAGAGGCAACGAGTCCATCATAACACACCAGATGTTCGGCAGATGCTGCTCCGAATCTTTCGCGACAGAGCTTGCAAGCAGGCTGAACGCCGCAGGATGCGGGCTTTCTATGAGGCTCGACGACACGGGAATACTCACAGACTCGGCCAAGTTCATGTCTATCGTTCCAGAGTGCACCAACATCTCCGTAGGATACCAGGCAGAGCACACTTTCGGGGAGTCTCAAGACATCGAGTTCTTGAAGAAGATAGCGAGAGCCGCTTCTCTGATAGACTGGGAGACTCTTCCGGCGACGAGAGACCCTAAAGTCGAAGACGACTGCGACTACTACGGATGGGGATCCTTCGGCGGGTCTAGATACGACACCGGAAACTACTCGGACAAAGAGAGGGATTCCGACAAGTGGAAGGAAGAAAACTACACGCACGTCAAGCTGGATGGCAAGACTAAGAGAGTGTATATCTCGACTGATCAGATAGAAGAAGAGAAGGCTCTTATATACAAATGGCTCGGCGACCATCCAGAGTATTACGACATACAGTCTATCGTCTGGAACGGCAACTCTCTGTATTTCGAGTCGAGAAGCGGCGTTATGGAGTTCGTAGGGTCGAGATCCGAGCTGATGGACATGATTCCAGAGCTCGCGAGCGTTCCGAAGAGCGCCATATCCGAAGTCTTTCCTGGAAAGAGGAAGACCTTCATAAACTCTCTATAGAAGAAAAGAGGCCATTTGGCCTCTTTTTTTTTATCCTAGTATGATTCCAGGAGTCTTGTATTCCTTCTGAGATGAGATCTCGAGCATCTGGCTCGTAGTCAGCTCTCTCGGATTCCATCCTTTCTTCTTGGAATATTCGCTGATGAACTTCTCTCTGAGAAGCGTAGACTCTTCCGTGCTGATCGGATCGTTCTTGATCATCTTCATGTTCTTGTCTTCCATGTCTTTTCTTTTGTTTTTATATATTGGATCTTAGCCATTCCACCTTTTCCATCTCTATCATAAGGCAGTTCGCGTCGGTGAAGAACTCGAATCCCAGCCTCTTCTTCACAACCGTGTCTCTTAGGCTCGACAGCTTCGTCTTCGCCATCGTGGAGAAAAGCTCTTCCTCAGGCGCCTGGAATCCAGGATCGTACTGCCTTAGCAGAAAATGTTCGTCGCTGAACTCCTCGTCCGAGAACTTCGCCATCAGCGCCAGGTCTGGCATGCACGCGAAGACCAGGCTGCCTCGGCACCGGATAGCCTTTCCTGTCGTCGAAGAAATCCTTGTATCTGTAGCTTCCTATCGTGCCCCTCCTGTCCGCGGAAAAGAACAGGCCAAAAGGCCCGAAGTTCGCGGCCTGCCTCCAGAGCAGGCTGTTGTCGAAAGAGAAATTCTTGCAGTTCTCTCTGAAGACGCGAAGGAATTCCTCTTCGTCTATCGACTTGGTCCTGGTCGGCGACTCTCTGTCCGCGAACTCCAGGAATTCTAAAATCTTCCTCATATAGGTATATATTAAGGATATAATCCGTATATTAGCGTATGGAAAAGCAGCTAAAAAACTCAGACGCGCTGAAGTTCGTCTTCGCGGGAAACTCTACTGTCACGTTCTTCAACTCCGAGACTCAGAACAGGTTCACGTTCAAAGTCAAGAGATGCAAGGACAAAGATAAGCTGCTGTTCTTCGTCAGCGTATTGACCGGTCCTGGGCAATATTCCTATATGGGAACCTTCGCCAAAGGAAAGTATTCGCATGGAAAGAAGTCTGCCATGTCCGCTTCGGCGCAGTCCGCCAAAGTATTTCCATACGTGATCGACAAGCTTAGAGAAGGAACGCTTCCTTCGCAAGTAGAGATATGGCACGAAGGCGCTTGCGGAAAATGCGGTCGCCAGCTTACCGTTCCCGAGTCTATCGAGACCGGCATCGGCCCGGAGTGCGCGAAGTCTCTTTCCAAAGAGGAGAAGAGAGACATGGTACTTTCTAAGATATTGGGATGATGATAGTCTTCACCATACTGCAGTCCGCGATAATAGTCTTCTCGGTCATATACACCGGCCGCAGAATGAAGAAGTGTGAGCCTATTTCCTGGAAAGTGAAGAAAGGCATGAGATGCTATTCCTGCGCCGCGCCTCTTTGCAGCGATGCGGAAGAGACGGCCGCTAGGCTGTTCTCCGAAACGGAAGAATTCCGCCTGTGCAAGGCGTGCGAACGAGAAGAGAAGCTAGGCGTTGCGCTCGGATCCAAAAAGACGAAATACATCAACAGATTTAAGAAGTTCTGCCATTCCGACAAATCCTACAAGATCAACATATACTTCGCGATGGGGCTGTTCGCCTGCATAATTCTCTCGGTGCTCGGAAAGGCGTTCTGGAAGACAGACTTCTATGGCATACTTTCTTTCTTCGCCAACGCGATCTACTGGGGATTATTCGTATACAGGTCTAAAATCTGCTTCGAGGAGGAATCGAAGTAATAAATGGCTATATTTGCCTTATGTTTGAGATAAAGGGAATATTGGAATTCGATCCTGTGAACGTTTCCAGGAAACACGAGCAGCAAGCCGCTTGGAAGAAGGTGGCCATGGTTCGCTTTGGCTCTCAGGACGAGACATACAGATACTACAAATGGCTTCTAGAGCAGAGATTCGGCCTGAGGGTTCCCGACGTGGATCCTTTCGTATGGAAGGGAAGGCTGAACGACCCCGTGAGAGGAACGCACGTCACCGCCATCAACGAGATAGTAGACGACGAGATATACGAGCAGGCTCGCAAGATGTTCCACGGAACGGAAGTGAGAGTCGCCTACGATCCTACTCTGATAAGATGCAACCGAAAAGGCGAAAGGATGTGGTGGCACATCAAAGCGTATTCAGACGATATAATGAACATACGCTCCGCCATGGGACTTGGACAGCCATACCACAGCCTGCACATGACTATAGGGCTCGTGAACCCGAAGTTCATAGAGCACACAGAATATATATTAAGCTCTTGCGAGAAGCTCGGGATCTACAATCCGATAAGATGATGAAGGAATACGAAGAGATAAAGAAAGAAGAGGAAGAATACACGCGAGGATTCTCCGAGAAGAAGCTCGACCGATACATAGGTGTATACAAGATTTTAGACAAGATATTGGACATGAGAGTCCTATGGGCCATCTCTGCCCTTATCTTCCTGGCCATACCTCTGGGTGTTCACTTTTCGGGAATCTTGTCTTTCGGCCCTATCGAGGCGCTGGTCATCACCATAGCGCACTATCTGTATTGGAAGCTCAAAGGAGAGAAAGAGACTCTGAAGCTCTTGGACGATTGCCTGAGCTGTACATGGCGATTCGCGCGCTGCATGAGATAAAAAGAGGAAAGAAAGAATGGATGATTTTTTCGACAGCTTCAGAAAGCCAGAGAAGAAGCACGAGCACAAAATAAAGGTGGTCCACTTCAAGAAGGAGCCATACGACGTCTATATAGGCAGGCTTCCTGGCGGGAAATACAACAAATGGGCCTATCCGAAAGAGCTTAGAGAGAGCTTTCCCGAGGGGACGCCGAGAAAGCAGATAGTCGCCGCGTACGAACAGTATCTTCTGTCCAACGAGGATCTGATGTCTTCTCTATGCGAGCTGAAGGACAAAGTGCTTGGATGTTGGTGTCGTCCTAAAAGGACATGTCATGGTGACATATTGGCCAAATGGGTTAAGAAGAAATGTAACTGATGAACTACTTATTGGCTAAAGACCAATAAGTTTCCGAACCATAAAGGTTCTTCTCTTTAAACGTTTCAACGCCTGTGCCATTTGGTTAATCCTTTAGGTCTTATTTGAGCTCCGCGTCTGTA